AAAAAGTAAAGCCCTGCCATTTTAACCATCGAATGCTTAATGTGTGTTCGGCTATGATATAATTACAAAGATATTCATAGTGTTCTTCCATATAAGATAACCATCTTTTGTTTCCTCTTAGGAAATAACGATAGTATTTATCTAATAAATTTGAGGATAAGAACCAAATATATCCAACTTTAGGATTTGTTTTTGTAGGTATAACTCCAAAGATTGCAACAACTTCGTTAGTATGTTTGGTTAAAATTGTATAAGTACAGGTGTTTGGTCTTGCATAACGAAATGGCAGTAGTAAGGCATGAATTGGATCATACCCTAATACTGCTATCTCATACCGATCTATCGCCTTGAGATTGGGAGCTAAAGAAAAACAATGATCGGGTATAGTCTTTTCGACTATTAACATTATGATCTATAAAGTCTATGAAATGCCTCATCTACTTTCTTGACGTAAGCTGGATCACGATCCTTTGAATCGAAATATTTTTTATCTTTCATCATACCTTTTACGTCTGCTAATGTTAATGGTCTTTCAGGTTGGCTAACTTGATTTGCACGTGAAACATTTTGTTTAGTAGCATCAATAACTTTTTCTAATGCTTCTATACCATCGGCTGATTTGCCAAGACTTCCAGCAATCGAATCATATTGTTCTTGACTAAAGAATGTAGATGCCCAATTATTAACTGCATTAACTCTTGCATCAGCATTCTCTCCTAACTTCTTTTTTTCATCATCCATATTAGGTTGACTACCCAAATACATATCAACATATTTATTGACACCCTCTTGAAATTGCTCTTGGTTCTGAGAATTATTCCAACAATAAGTTCTCCACCAGTCGTGAATCGGATTGGCTATAACTATATCTTCGGTTATTCCCTCAGGAAGTTTAGGTAATTCATATTTATTTATTTCTTCAGGTCTATTTTGTTGTGCTTGAATTTGTAATTCATCCACAACAGTCTTCTTCATTTCTTCTTTTTTACCACCAACAAACTTTTCAAGATTACTATAAGACTTACCTAGTTCATCTAAAATAGGTTCGCCAGTATCTTTATTCCAAAATTTTTCAGGAATATACTCAGGTCTTTCTACTATAACTTTAGTATCTTCTTGAACAGTTGGTTCTGTTTTCGTTTCTTCTTTTGGTTCAACTTTAGGTTCTTCCTTTGGTTGTTCCTTTGGTTCTTCTTTTGGTTGTTCTTTCACTTGTTCTTCTGCCATTATTTTTTCCTATCCTTTACTATAGTTTGACTTAATCCTTTATTAATTCTTCGTTGAATTAAACCAAACAAATATCTTTGTCCCTCTAAATGTCGAAGAGTATTATCTGTTACTTCTCCACCTGCTACAGCTTCAATGGTAATTTTTCTTAGTGATGCTAAGACTTCTTTACCAGATGGTGTATTAAAAGTTGCGAGAAATACCATATTAAGTTTCTCTTCTTCATCAGGACTGCGTGTCATATTATCCAAACCTATTAGGGTTTTGGGTTGTTCTGATTTCATCCTATGTTACTATCATTTTTATATTCATCTTTCAAGATCGCCTTTAAGAACCATATTGCTTTTCTAATATCAGTTGCACCACCTTTTAATCTATGGCGTGTAATGTATTTAATAGCAGTTGCATCAGCATAAGGTAAGTCTTTTACATAATCATAGGTTTGTAATGTACGTCCACATTCACATTTACCCGCTTGATAATATGCTGGATTAATTTTATCGGGCATATCCTGTACCTTTTGTTTTATCTTTCCATCTTTTACTCCAAGCCCAGCAAGATATTTTACCTCCATAAGTTTCTAGTAGACTATAGAAATAATCTTTACATTGTATAATCATTTAAGTTTACCTATCCAATTACCTTTCTTATTTAAAACCATTGGTAATAATCTTGGAAATCCATCCAAGATAATTCCACAACCAATGACAAAGCGTGTGCGAAAATTCTTTGCGTAATGAAACGCTAGCGATTTTTGATTTATAAAACATCCCACATTCATAGCAAAGAATAAATTATCAGGATTAGCCCAGTAGCTTATAAGAAACTTTGTATGATAGTGTCCTTGAACTGCCGACATTCCCATTGTCTGAGATACTTTTAAAATATCTGCTGATCTTCCATGAGTAAAAAAACATCTTTGTTTATTAGGTAAATCTAAAGTTAAATCATCTACCCATTTCCATTTCTTTGTTCCAAGAAATTCAGCATAGTCTTTTAAGAATGATCTACTCATTCCAAATTTTAATGCTCTTCTATAAACTAAACTTGAATGATTTGAATCTACTTCAACTACTTTAGGAAAAATAGATTCTAATTCTTTAATATATTTTTTAGATGCTTTTAATTCATACCCTGCTGAAAATAAATCAGGATCGTGTGTGTGCATATTGATTGCGTGAAAGTCTAACGAATCGCCAATATTAACGATGAAGTCAGGTTTAAATTCTTTTTTGATTTCTTTTAGAAACTCGAAACTATCTTTGTGATGATACGGAATATGAAGATCAGAAATAACTAGAATAGATTTGTACATATATTTTCATATGGCATCATCTATATTGCTGGTTCTGCTTCTTGTATTGGTTCTGCTTCTTGTGTTGGTGGTGTTTCCATTTGGCTTCCATTAGCTTGTTCTGCCCCACCGACAACTCCTTGAGCTTGTTGCATCATTTGTTGCATTTGTCCTGCGGCAATCTGCATTTCTTCTGGTGATCTAATTAATTCTTCAGGGACACCTAATTTCTTAGCAACATATTTAGCAACTTCATCTTGCTTGACTAAAATATTTAATAACTGTGGACCAACTCTAGCTTGAACCATTCCTAAGAATCTATCAACTGTTGCCACATCTTGTTGATGTTGTGCTTGTGCTAATGGAGAAGAAGATTTAATTTTTATTTCTCTACCATTAATAACTGGAATTTTAATTCTTCCTTGTTTCTTAAGAATATAAACTACTCTTTGTAAAACTGGATTAACTAATTCTGCTTGTAGTCTTCCGAATGCTGAACCAATTTGTCTTGAAAGGTCAGCCATTCTTTCTGCGACTTCTGTTGCAGACATAGGAGTTTTTTCATTCGGCACTCCTAACATTTCATTGTATAAAGCTTTTTTAATATTTGTTCTCATATCTCTAAGAACTAAATCAGATACATTAAAGTTTCCTGCTGGTGCGATTGCTTGTAGTCCTGAAGAGCCAGCCGCTTTCGGAATGATAGTCCCGGGAATTAAGGAAATATTATCGACATTAATTACACCATCATCTTCTACTTGATACATTCCTGAGATTGCCATTTGTGCATTTTCAAGAATTAACTCTATAACTAAGTTAGAAGTTTTAACTGCTGGCATCGCTAATTGTAATGGTCCTCTTCCGTATACTTCGCCTGCAACTTTGGACCAACGATAAACAATGTATGGATTAGAACCTAATCCTTTGAAAGTATTTTCACTTATCTTGTGTTCATACATTGGAGCAATAACACAAAATTTATATTCTTCTTGTTTGGTATTGTAATAATTTTTATAAACTATCTCGACAATTTCACATTCAGCATCAGGATTCTTTTCAGTATCCATCGCCATTGTTTCTGAGAGTGTTCCATTAGGATAAGCAATTAATAATTCTTTGAAACGAATCATTCGCTTACGGTAAACGTGATCTATCTTATCATCGTGTCCTGAATCTAAAATGACTTGAGGTAATGGGATTGCTTTGAACTTAATAGGTTGAACTGCATCGCCCTCTTCAACAAGAAGACATCCAGTACCTACTGCTATATCTAAAAAGGTTTCGTGAACCTCTTGTGAGAAATTTGAATTTTGTAATATTTCAAAAACATATTCTGTTGTTTCATCTAAAGCTAAATTAACTTCTCTTCGTTGATCTTTTGGAATTTCTGATCCTGCAACAAAATCTGCCCATCTTGCATAGTTAGGAACTATACCTGCTTGTAACCTAGAGGCGAATTCTTGTACACCAACTACTGCAGTTTCATCAAAGATTCTATCGGTTCTTCTTCTACCAATAGATTCTGAAAAGAAACTTTCACGTTGAGGTAGAGCAAACTCATAACATTCTTCAAATACGGGAAGCCACATATCCTTAATGGATTTAGCGTGGTTATACCGATTTAGTAATTGTTTTACTGGACTCTCAGTTGTTGAAGCTGATGCCTGTGGTTTTACTTCTACTACCATTTATTATGCTCCTAAGGTTGAGCTGCTTTTCATATTACCTGCAATTTCAAAACCTTCTCCGCCTCTTCTACCAGTCAAAAGTGATCGTCTACCTTTTCTACCTGTGTAAGCCGCAACTCTATCTTCATATTGTTGTTGCTTAGTTTTTGTTCTTTCAGCTTGTTGCTGTTTACGGAGTCTTTCTCGTTGTTGTCTTACCGATTCCGCTTCAGGTGGTGGTGGTGGAGGAGCAGGAATGTCTGGTTTAAATGGACCTACGCACATCTATCTTCTCCTTTCGTAAACTGATTTTGGTTTAACATCAAATACATTATAATTTCTTTTTGCTACAATAGGTTTATTAAATTTTTTGCCTAATGTCAAAGACCTACCCTCTCCTGCACCCAATAATAAATATTGGAGAGCATCGTGAATATGGGAGAACCTATTTTTATTTGGCTTTTCATCATATCGTTCTCCTGATACCTGAAGTCTTCTATAGTGATAACCACCGCTAAATCCTCTAATTAAGTTATTACATTTGGGATCAATTAATAATCCACTTTCCCCATCTATCATTCTTGATAAAACAGAATTAACTGATTCCAATCTAAGTGTTACATCATTTGAGGGAGCAGGTCGAGCAGAAATTCCTTTACCTCTAAGGATTTGAAAAGGTGTACTTTCATCTGTTTGTACTCTATGATCCCCCGCAGGATCGCCATATATATAAAATTCCCTTGGTAAAAAGGTTGACATATGTTGTTTAAGTATTACAGAAAAGTTTACAATCCCCATATCTTCAGCAACTAATTCATCAATCACAACCCATCTTCCTCTAATTCTTTGTGCAAAAATACAAGCTGGTGTTAAACCAAAGTCCATTCCTATAAAGATAGGAACACCATCGGCTACTGCGACATCTCCTTTGGCAACGTGAACATCTGATCTAAAGGATTCATAAACAGGTTTACCATCTTCAATTTGTCCTAGTTTATTTAAAACATAAACATCAATCCAAGATTTTGTCTTACCTCTTACAATATTCTTATAGTAGTTGG